CCTTCCATTAATGCTTGCATACCAGAACCACTACCTGCTAGTCCTGTCATACCTACCTGTCCTTGTAATTGTTGCATTCCAAGTCGTTGTTGTTGTATAGCACCAACTTGTTCTAATCCTTGTGCTTCACCTAAAAATTGTCTTTGTGTAGCAAAATCTGCACGTTCTGCAGTAGCTGCTTGTTGTAATGCACCATACTGTTGTCCTAATAAAGTTTGTGCTCTTCTTCGTTTAGCTGCTTTACGTCTACGTTCTCTTCTACTTCCAAAAAAACCTGCTATTCCTTGAGCAATAGATACTCCTAAACTTATTGTTTCTAACATTATTCTCCTCCTTCAAACGGCTCAAATACTTGACCCAAATCATTCATAACATTTAAAATATTAAAACTATTACCTGCAACCTTTGATGCATTTTGTTTTGCTTTAATTAACATAGCATCATTTTCACTCATAGATGGTTGTTGCTTTTCTAAATCCATTATAGCTTTACCAAAGTTTTCTACACGTTTTGGTGTTTGTTGCTTCCAAGCTGATGCACCACCTTGACTATTTTCATTTATTTGTTTTACTGCCTCCATATAATTTCCTTCCTTCAATGCGTTATAAGCTGATGGAAACTTTTTAGTCCATCCTGTTCCTAACTGATAATTCACAGAGGTTAAAGCAACTTCAAAATCTTCGCTATCAATACCTAAATCTTTTGCTTGTTGTGATGCTGCATCCATAGCAGTAGCCACATCGTTTCTAAACCAGTCATCAGTAGTTTGTTGTGTTAGTTTAATTACATCACCTTTCCTGTCAACTGCTACTTTTCTTTTCATACCATTAATCATTTTTTCTTCATACCTATCTATCTTATATGAAGATAATTCATCTTTAGTAAGCAAATGCCCAATACCCCCAGTAGGTTTATCTAACGTATCTAAATATATTACATCCATAAAACCTTCTTCTGTTTTCAATTCCTCTTGTATTTTCGCTAGTTTATCTTGTGCCATAACTTATCCTGTTGTTAATTTTTTAATTGCTTCACTTACTATTTCATCTTCTTTAGGTGCAACATCACTCATATCTCCATCTGTAAACCATCTTGTTTGTCCTGCTGCTTGTGCAGTTGCTTTAATAGCATCTAAATCATAATTTACGCCAGGTATATCCGACATATTTATATTACTATAGTTATATCCAGTTGATTCAGACATTGCAGGATACATCATATCACCACTAGGAGACATAGTAACATCTAAAGTATTTTCTAAATATAATTCTGAAGTTCTGTTCATTACATCTTGTTCTGATATAGGTAGCTTTTCTTCGTCTAACATCATACGTGGTTCCATTTCAGGTTCTTCTGTAAATATAGATTTAACCATAGGTCTATCTGGTTTTGGTAAGGGTTTTCCTGGTAAAGGTTTTTCAAATACGCTATCTTCATATGTATCAAATCCTGTTTCTTCTATAACAAAGTCCATATTATCGCTTTGTTTTTGTTTTTCTAATAATTCAAGATGTTCAATACTACCTTCTTTTACAATTCCAGTTCCGTAATTTGTATGTAAATTATCACCGCTTCTACCGCCAGTTAATGCTGCACCTTCTGGTATATCAATATCAGAAATACCAGAATACTTATCCATTAAAGCTGCTTTATTTCTTTTAGCTCTTCTTGTTTTCATTTTATTTACAGCACCTTCTAATGCATACATAGCTTCTTGTCCTGTTTGATATCCTAATATACCTGCAGTAATGTCATCAATAACACTACCCTCATCTTTTTTCTTTCTATAAATTTGGCTTAGTTCTCCACGAACTTGTGCCATAATTAAATCTGCTCTACTTGCCATTATTCCTCCTTATGGTTGTACTGCAGGCCATACAAATCCTGCGTAAACATCTTGTGTTGCAGTTCCACCTGTTGTTGTTTCTCTAAAAGTAAATTTTGTATATGATTCATAATAAGTATTTGTAGCAGCTTTATAACTTATTGAACCTCTAAATTGTAAATATAAAATACCATTTGTTGGTGTTAATGTAGTTTGTCCTGCAAATTCACTAACTGTTATCCAAGTACCGCCACTTGTAATTTTATCAGTAGCACTGCTAGCAACACGTATTTTACAATCTTCGTAATTATTAGATATTGGAAATTTTTGAACAGTTATACTACCAACTCCATTTGTAATTGTCATTGTAATTACATCAGAATAATATGTTCCGCTTGTACTTTTTGTTTCCACAACATTGCTATCGTCTACAGATATTGTTGGTGCTTGAGCTCCAGTAGTAGTTAAAGAAGCATCGCTATATTCAAAATCTGCACTTGTACCTTGACCGTTAGCAACTACCTTAACATCGTATCGTGTTAATTGTGCTAATCCTGTTAATTGACAATCTGTAGCTACTGCTGTATTAGAAGTATTTCCACTTGCACTAGGTGTAAACGAAGTACCAGCATCATAATTAGAAGTTCCATTTACTTTCTTATACACTGTAAAACTAGATGTTGTAACAGTATCTGCGGTAATACGTATTGTTAAAGATGTATTTTGTGCAGCTCCTTGCAATGCTACACTAGTTATATTTGCAGGTTTAGCATCTCTTAAATAATCTATATTTCCACTACTATCTGTTTTAAATATATAAAATGTTGGTGCTAATCCTTTTAAACCTAGTCTGGAATAACTGTTAGATTGAGTATATAAACTACTATATCCAGTATCTGTGTATAATTTTTTACCAGTAGATAGAGTAGTTAATAAAAAATTACCATATAAAGATGTAGATGTTTGAGATAACTCAACAAAATCTACATTTCCTCCTGTAGTATCTAAACTTGAAGGGGTGTTAGCAGCGGTAGCACAAGCTACTAAATTTCCATTGCTCCATAACCCAGTAACAATATCTCCACTACTAATATTGTAAGTACCACTATTTTCTGTATATTGTATACGTTGCGTATAAAAAGGAACAGGTCCATAATTTGTAGATTCTGCAGTACCTTCAACAATACTATCTGGTTGCATTTCATCACTTCCATAAAAAGCACTTATTTCATATTGATATTCATATTGAAATACAGTACCAGAATTTTCAACACTATCGTCAGGAAAAGTTGGTGATATGTTAGAACTAGAATATATAGTATTTTCATTTCCAGTAATAGATATAAAATTACCACTACTATTAAGTATATGAGTATATTCAGAAGGCATAACGCCTAACGTACTTCTTTTTCTTTTAATTTTAAAATTAATAACACCATTTGAATTAAAATTTGTATCTGTCGAAGTGTAAGTCCAATTCAATGTAATTCTTGGACCTCCAGATTCTTGAGTATATGTTGCTTCTAAATTTATAACATGATTGTAAGTTGTAGTACCAGTTCCTGAGCCAGATGTTGTAGTAGATGCTGCAGCTGTAGTAGTTCCAGTTACTCCAATTTCTTGTTTTTCCCATCTTTTTTTATTTTTAATTACTTGATATAATTTATTACCAAGTTTTACAAATTTAGAATCACCATCATTACCTTCATTATTTTTAGGCATCATTTTAGCTACAAAAGAATGAGGTACATAAGATTGTAATGTAGATACTTTTTGTAAAAATCTTTTGTTTTTATCTGTCATCTAAGTACCTTTTCTCTGTAAATAAATTGAATATCATCTATAGAAAAATTAGAATCTATTGTTACTGGTGTGCCACTATTACCACCTGTAACTAATTGTAGCGTATATCCATACACTTTTTCTGATGCACTACTTTTTAAATTAGAACTTGATATAGTGAATTTTTTTACTTTTCTTTCATTGCTTGTATCTTCCAACGAACCTATTGCTACAGCATTACCGTTATTACTACCATTAGTACTTGGTATTATTTGTACCGATATATTTGTTCCCATAGTATAAGTTATTTGAATAGCATTTAAATTTTTAGGAACATCAGGACTACCAAAATCAAACTCTTTTGTTTTCATTAGTACTTGTCCACCACCATTATAATCCTTACTAGAAGTGTTGCTATTCCATTTCAATAATTGACTTGCTTCCAAAGAAAATAAATCTCCATTATTGTCATTTATAAAATTGGTAGTATCATTAGAAGGAAACACTTTATATCCATTAGAAGAATACCCTGAACGTAATTCTGTAGTAAACGAACCAGATTTTAAATCAAATACATATACTTTACCATTCTCATAATTAGTACCTACTTCTGTACTATCAAATATAATTAATTGTTTTTTAAATGGTACAAATCCAATTTTCATATTATCGCTATAATCGTTTTTCCAGTTAATTAAATTTTGTCCAGTATCTCTGTCTTGAACTAAATCAACCAAACTATTACCATCATATAAGA